CAAAAGTCTACATTGCACGATCAGATTACCCCCCACATTACTATTCCAGCTAAACTGAGACCTTTTGAGAAGGATGGACAGATGCTAGATCCCTTAGAGATGGGAGTCAAGAAAGCTGGTGTAACGTGTGGAGTTGTAGACAAAGCCACCTTGAAACAAGCGACGAACGATGTGTTTCTAAGGTTGAGCGAAAACCACGTGGATTGTCCCCCTGAGATCCGCGTGTTAGATTACGAAGAAGCGATTAGAGGAATTGAATCCAACGAGTTATTCCAACCAATCAATCGCACAACATCCCCCGGTTATCCATACACCTTTGAGAAGAAAGGCAAACCCGGGAAGTCACGCTGGATGGGACAATTTGAGTACGATTTTACATCGGAAGATGCCCAGCGTTTGAGAAAAGACGTGTTTGACTTAATTGACAAATGCGCAAACAACGAACCAGCAGATATCTTATGGATAGATACGCTGAAAGACGAGAGAAGACCCATCGAGAAGGTGATGTCAGGAAAGACTAGGGTTTTCTCCAACGGACCAATGCATTACAACGTTGCGTTTAGGATGTATTTTATGGGAGCACTTGCTTACATAAGACACAATAGAATTCGCAATGGAGTTGCAGTAGGTATCAATGTGTGGAGCACTGAATGGGACTTCCTTGCCAAATATCTTGAGGCTAACAGTGAGAATCTCATAGATGGCGATTTCGCTAACTATGATGGAACACTGTCAGACAAATTGATGAGCCAAGTTTTTGAAGTACTCAATGCTCTATATGATGATGAACACTACCAAATCCGTTACAACCTGTGGTATTATGCGTGTTTCGCGACACGTGTAATGAGAGACAAAGTGTACCTGTGTACACATTCATTACCTTCAGGTTTCCCCGCTACAGCTGAAGTGAACTCGATCTACCAACTGATCGCCTTCAGATGTATTTACAAGAAGCTCGCCGAAAAGAATGACATTTCAGTCGCGAATATGGCTGCTTTTAATGCGTACGTTCGCTTGATTATTTATGGAGATGACAATATTGTATCGATTTCACCGAAAATATTGTCTTGGTTTAATATGGAAACTATTAAGGATGCTTTTAAGCAGTACCTGAACATGACCTATACGAACCCCCAGAAAACTCAAGAGATCGTTTTGCACAAGAAGCTAGCTGATATTTCGTTTTTGAAAAGAAGCTTTCGACGACCCACCGTAGAAGGATACACTTATCCTTTCTACGTTGCGCCAGCAGACGTCGAGTCCAGACTCGAGATGCTGAATTGGACACGGAGCGGAAGTGAGGTGAACCCCCAGACTATTGAAGCTGATTT